GCTATCAAAGGTACCAAAGATCTGACCCTCAAATGTATTAAATGAGGCAAGGTATTCTTGGTCGAATTCTGCTTTGGACATAGATCTACGAGCTTCATCTACGTCTGCAGTAGTCATGCGCTCATTTTCGGTATAGTCTGCTTGTAAGGAGATCCACTCTTTATAGTTCTCATCAAACCCGCGCTGCCAGAATGTCGAGAACCAATTATGTTTACCACGCGGTGTCGAGATGAATATGGCTTTCGCATTTGCTCGATCTAGTGTAGGTCTGAGCGAAACATTGAACGCTGCTTCACCGTCTGATCCTAGAGCTGCTTCATCGAATATGATAAGGTTATAGGATCGCCCCACTGTAGAATCAACTGTGGACAACGATCCCATTCTGATCGTAGAACCGTTGGCAAGTTCTATTACCTTATCTTTCAGATTATCTTTCTCCACTTCTAGGTCGAAGTGTTTAATTAGCTTGCGTTGTAGTTCAAAGCTAATAGAAGATAGATTATAGTTCGGTGACATGATTAGTACGTTAGATCCGGGGATCAACACTACTAACTGCCCGATGATGTTAGCAATGAATGTTTTGCCTAAGCGACGCGAAAGAGCAGCACAGATAAACCTATACTTAGGATTGTTAACTGCATTAATCAAAGCTATCTGAGGTCTATTCAACTCCTCGTGCACATTCTTGCCCTCAAAGGTTAATAACTTCAAGTAGTTAGCAATAGGCAGCTTAATGAAACGTTCCCCAGCAGAATACTCAGTTAAACTAACTTTATCAATGTCATCTCTGGATACTAGAAGCATGGCATACAAATAAGATTATGTGAAGCATAATCTCTGTCCCATATATTCTTCTTTAAGCCAAAGAAGTTATTTTCTCTATATAGTGTAGGCTGATGTTCTTCAATAGTATATCCTAGTTCAACTATCTTAGCGCGTAGAGCTTTACGCTTATCTACACGATCATCCTCAATATACATGATAGGCTTACATCTATTAATAGTTTCCGCTGCTCCACGCAATACTTCTAGTTCAAAGCCTTCAACGTCGATCTTCATAAATCCTACGTCGTCCAGCCCATAACTATCTAAAGTTCTAAGAGGTACGTCATAGGAGCCGTAAATGCTCTTAGCCCCGATGCCTAAGCCACCAAAATTGCCTTTAACACTATAATACACTTTAGGCATCTGAGCTACCCCAATAAAAGCCCCTAAAGCAACGTTATACTTCTCACACGCTACATTCTCAGCTAAGAGCTTAAATACTTCGGGTTGCGGTTCAAAAGCGATTACTCTGCAACCGCTAACAACTAGTGCTTGAGATATGCACCCGATATTCGCTCCAATGTCTAAACATAAGCCACTAGCCAAGCCAATAATCTTCTCAGTCTCGTCAGGCCCATACTCTCCGTAGTTATACAGAGATTTACCTACGTATTCGTCCTTGCCAAAGAACTTAACTTTTCCCCAGCGACCTTCAATTGCTAATAACATTAAGGTGTCCAATCATTGTTTGCATTCTATCCTTCCAGGCTTCTAGCCTACGTAATTCCAATCTAGCCCGGACTTCAGCGAATACATTCGCCCAGTTATTATGATTGCGAATTACCTTCACTGAATCATACCAAACATTACTCTCGCCCATTGAGCTATTACCCCATCTAAAGTCTGTCTCTTTCAGAGGCTGCAACATCCAGCATTCTTTACCTAGCGATCCAGCTAAATGCACGATAGAAGTATCTACGCTAATAATTAGATCCAGTCCATTTACTATCTCAGCAGATTCAGCCCATGAACACGCATTCAACGCTATAACTCCACGTACAGCCTCAGCCTCGGGTCTAATGCTATACAGATCACCGAACTCAGCTAAATCCTGAAAATAATTAGAAGACACGCTTCTATACTTGTTATTAGCATGAGTATCCGAGCCAGCCCATTCAATACCAATCTTTAACCTATCACCAGCAAACTTCCTAGTTCCAAACTTACCCACTAGCCAAGCATCGTCACTAGTACCGAAAATACCTGCTAAACTACAAATAGGAATACTGTACTCAACATTAGGTACTTTTTGACAAGTATTATACTCGCTAAAGATAGTTTCCATCTCCTCAGGGCACTGAACCCAAATCTCAGCAAAGTAATCACGTAAACAATGAATATACCTGCCAAACATAAACTTGTCGCCCATTCCTTGTTCAGCTAAGACTACTATACTACGCCCAGAACTAATACCATCCCAAGTACTAATACTCTTATCAATCTTCGTAGCACTAGAACGCTTAAACCTATACTCGTACATCTTCCAAGCAGACACAACATCCACAGTTTCCAACGAGCAATGCTTACGCAGTAAAGCATTAGCATAATTCCAAATAGAATCAAAGTGCAAAGGATTCTTTTCTAAAGCTGCGGTATAATATGCAATTGCAGCATCATCATTACCATATGTATACTCCAACAAACCTAAATTGCCTAAAGCGTTATCGTACGCTCCAAATGTATTATCGCTAAAAGGAGTGTCTAAAGCGGAAGCTTTTAAATAGCACTTAATTGCTTCTGCATCATTTCCTAATAAACGATAGGAATTACCCATATTGAGGTAACACTCCTTAAATCCATATTCTTTAATCTGACGTTTGTAAAATTGCAACGCTTTCTCTGGGTTACCTTTTTCTAGATACTTCGTTGCACGGTTATAGTTTTGCATTTCTACTCTATGTTATATTTTATTCGAAATTAGGCGTTCAATGAGGTTTCCATAATTAGAGCCGCCCCCCTCGTTAATTTGCACATTAACCTGTGACTTGATCGAGTTACCACGCAGTTTTTCTAACTGCAGTTCCTTGTCTAAGGTTTCCATCGTCATCTTGTGGCTAAGGGCTAGGATCTCAATAATATCCTTATTGGACCCTACACCAGCCTCATCCATCTCCTGGAACTTCTTCGAGATAATAGCATCCATCGCTTTTCTAAGAGTAAAGCGATTATTGAAACCCATATCGAAGAATACTTGGTCAACGTACGCCTTGACCTCACGCCTGCCGAGAATCTGTGAAACTGTCTCCAGCGGAATATCTAATTGATCTGATACCTTTTGGGCATTCTGGATCGTAAGATATGCATTTGCTACTTCTAACGCTTCTGGCGAGATCTGTAGCACTTCTGCTGGATGGTGGGTGGCGAGTTGTTTGGTCATGCTTATACCTTTTATTTTTCTTATTGAGATTATTATAGCAGTTTTGCGTGTGCCGTACAAGTATAAATTTTTGGAGCTTTGGAAAATTAGTTTTACTGAGTAAACTGGTTAAATTGATTGCGTCAGATGGTTAATGGCACCGAAAGTTTTGTCAGGGTACTGCAGCTAATGGCACCGAAAGTTTTGTCAGGAATTTTGAAAATAGGCCGTGAGGTTGGGTCTCCGACCTGGGTAAACCCTTAGAGTCCGAAAACCGCCCCATATTGGTGCATCCCCCTAGAAGCCTCTGGCAGCCCCTACAGGCGATTCTAGGGGTTCGAAGCCACTACCCTCCTGGCCCCTATGCGATCGGCCCTTGTAGGGGTGCTTCTGGCCCTTTGCGAGGGAAGCAAAGGATCGTTTTTTGCGCTGGCGCTGGCGCTGGCGTCGATTTTGAACGATAGGCAAAGCCTATCGACGTGATAGTTTTTTTCAATTGGTCACCAGGTAGCGCTGGGGTATAGTTCTTTCCATGCAGCGACGTTGTCGGCTTAGCGAGACGAAAATTCTGGAGTCAGCCATGACTAAGAAAATTCTTCAGCCCGGGTTAGTCCGGGCTTTCCGTGACAGCTCTGAAGCTGTCGCTCGTGTCAAGACTCGTCGCTATGGTGACGAGTTTATGGCCCTTGTGGCAGCCCGTGAAGCTGCCTGGACCAAGCTGGTCCGGTCGAACGACCGGGCCGGATACATGGCCTGCAGGACCCAGCGGGCTTTCCAGAGCCTGCCGGTCTAAGCCCATGGGGCAGGGTTTACCCTGCCCCATCATTTTCAACAGTTTACTAGGGGATACTATGATCGCAAAACTCTTGACGCTTTCGCGCATTCTGCGCGAGAGCGTTCCCTTCGACGTCGCGCTCAGCGACGACGAATGTGCGCGCAGCGATGCTGCGCGCGACTTGGAACGGCATGCCGATGCGCTCAGCGCTGCCGGCTGCGCGCGCGAGTCGGCGTACAGCCGACTTGATTTTGCCATCGAGGGGGGCGTGAGCGCAGCGCGCGCAGAATGCGCGCGCACCACCAGCGCGCTGGCGCTGGCGCGTCGACGCGCTGACAACGGCCTACGCGCTGCTGCGCTGCTGGTGGTGGCTGCATGATCGCCGAACGCCGAAAGGTGATGTACTTCGCCGACCTGATCGCCGTTGGGCATCAGGCCTTAGGGTGGGCGTCGACGGGGATGGGTTTCCCGTTGGACGCTGGGCGCATGGAGCTACAACAACGTGCGTTGTTGCTGCTGGACGACGACGAGCGCATGCATGCGCTCGGCCTGTTTTTGACGGGCCTGCAAGACCAATTCGGTCATTACGACCGATCCGACGTGGTCGACTGGATCTGGGAAAACACCTAGATCCAGTCAACGCGGTATGCGCAGTTTACGCGCATATCGCGGTTTACGCATAAAGCGCAGTTTACGCGCTTTATGCGTTTTTGGCATTTTACGCGCATATCGCGGTTTACGCGCTTTACGCGCTTTACGCGCTTTACGCGCTTTACGCGCTTTACGCAGTTTACGCCCGGGGCAGGGTTTTCCCTTATTAATAAGGGTTTACCCTTATTAATATCTTTTCATACTAATTAGGGTTAACCCTTATTAATAAGGGTTTCTACTATAAGGGTTTACCCTTATTCACCGTGCGAATTAAATAGGGTTTACCCTTATTCACCGTGCGAATTAAATATATTAATAAGGGTTTACCCTATTAGGGTTTTCCCTTATAGAGTATGTAGGGTTTACCCTTATTAATAAGGGTTTACCCTTATTAGTATAAAAAGATAATATATAGGGTTTTCCCTTATTAATAAGGGTTTACCCGGGCGCTGGAACAGCGCCAAAATTAAATGGTGAGAAATCAACATGTTGTCAATAGGGGTTTTCCCTTATTAGTATGCCCCACCTGGTCTGGTAATAAGGGTTTACCCTTATTGAGTATGTAGGGTTAACCCTTATTAGTATGCGCCGATTATACCATGGCCGCTGGAGGGCTGTCAATAGGGACTTTCCCTACCATGCTGGCAGTAGGGTTAATAGTGTCGCTCACTTTGAGATCTAGGATGAAAGACCCTATACCTGGTGGGGGTATTGACACCTGGGCTAAAAATCGATTATAATCTTACCATCGGGGCAGCAAAACGCAAACCCCCAACGGACTCGAAAGGTCTACCATGTCGACATTCATCGCCAACGCATTCAGCCTTAACATGGTCGCAGCAGCCGACCTGCCGCGTCTGCGCATGCGCGCATGCGATCGCCCACAACGCACAATCGAGCGCGGCGCGGCCATCTCGGCTGTCGGCCACACCGACACGGCAGCCCTGTTGGGCGTGGAATGCAATCGCGTTAGCATCACGCTAACGCAAAAAGATTGGCTCTATGTGGCACAGTACAAGGGCCCTAGGTTGCCCGAAGGCACGACAACCCTGCCCGATGGCGCATCCTTCGAATGGGTGAGCATCTGGCTTGAGAGGGATGACACAACGGCATAACCCTAAGCCCTGTAGGGGCTTGCAAGCCCCTACAAAAATCGATTATAATCTTACCATCGGGGCAGCAAAACGCAAACCCCTACAGACCCCGAAAGGTCCATCATGCGCTCACTCCACGTCGCCGCTCTCCATAACCAATCCGATGAACTAGCGGCCGTCGGCCGCGAAGTTCGTGCTCTGGTGATGGCGTCGCCGGCCTGCCGTCGCACGGCGGTTTTGCTGGCCGCTAAGGCGCTGTTGTCGGCCATCTACGATGAAAGGGTCGCGATCGACGACGAAGTTCAAGAACTTCTGGAATAGCCCTACAGCCCGAAGGGGCTTTCGCGTAGCGAGCGAAAGCCTTGTATAATACACCTACACCAACCCCGAAGGACCGAAAATGACCCACAGCCAAATCAAGGAAATCGTCAGCGAGTTTTCGTTTTGGTTTTTCTGCACTTTCGATATTGAGAATATCTCGGCCGAAGAAATAGATATTGCCGCGATGCGGCTGTATATATCCAACGATTTGAGTTTAGATATATGCGAGCAGGTCGTTAGTATCTTCATCGAGTTTGGCGACGATGATATGGGGATAATCGAAGCGGAGTTTGCGATACTAGATTGGGTTACTGAAGGCGAGGAGTATGCGGAGTAACTAATAAGGGGAAACCCTTATTAGTTAGGGTATACCCGGGCGCCGGTCCGGCGC